CCGCCCAGTTGCGCGGGAGCTGCAAAGAATGTATGGTGGCAGGCACTTTGGGGTTCAGCTCGAAGATCCGGGGTCGATCGACAAGCAAGCCCGTCTTTATTCGGTGCAGCACCTGTTTGAAGAGGGGCTGGTGTACTGCCCCGATACGGACTGGGCCGACGAGGTCATTAGCCAGTGCATGCGCTTTCCAAAAGCGAAGCACGATGATTTGGTCGATACAGTGTCGATGGCCATGCGCTATTTGCGCCGCACAGGTTTCGCCATGCGGCAGGAAGAGGTGCAAGAGGACTTTGAAATGTCCCGTCAACACTTGGGCAGACCGCCCGAACCCTTGTACGGTGGGATTTAATCCATGGCTTTAGTCGCCCCTCAGAACCTCCGCCTTTCCGATGACGAGCAGACGCCGTTTGTCGGCGATGACATCACCGTCGAGGTGGCCGAGGACGGGCCAAAGCAGGACATAGACGAGCACGGCAACATCATGTCAATTGAGCTGCCAGACGGCTCGATCACGTTTTCTCTGGACGGCTCGCCAATCGAAAAGGCTGCGGGGCGCGAGACAGGCTGGTTCGATAATCTGGTCGACGAGATCGATCAGGTTGAATTGAGCCGCATTGCCCATGATTTAATGAAGGGCGTCGAGGATGACCTCAATTCTCGTAAGGAATGGATTGAAGACCGAGCCCAAGGCATTAAGCTCCTTGGGCTTAAAGTTGAAATCCCCGGACTTGCCGGAGCAGCAGACGGCGCGCCTGTGGAAGGCATGTCGCGTGTACGACACCCGCTCTTGCTTGAAGCGGTGCTCCGCTTCCAAGCTAACGCCAGAAGCGAGCTGCTCCCGACTGATGGGCCAGTGAAGATCCGCGAGGACAACAACAATGCTGATCTTCAGTCCGACCAGTTGGCCGATGACCTCGAGAACGATCTCAATCACTACCTCACGGCCACAGCAAAAGAGTATTACCCTGACACCGACCGTATGCTGCTCATGCTCGGTTTTGGCGGGACAGCCTTCAAGAAGGTATACTTTTGCCCTCTTAGAAACAGACCAGTTTCAGAGACGGTGGACGCCGACGATCTCATCGTCAACAACTCCGCAACAGATCTCAGTAACGCGAAGCGCATCACCCACCGCATCTATATGAGGCCTTCGGTCGTCAAGCGGATGCAGATCCTCGGGGTCTACCGCGACATCGACCTGTCCGATCCGAAGATGATCAAGTGGGACGCCGCCCAGCGCGAGAAAATGGCGCAGCAGGGCATCAGCGCTGAGAATTTCAACGCCGACGACCGCGACCGCGAGATCTATGAGATTTATTGCGAGCTCGACATCCGTGGATTTGAGCATCGCCGCAAGGGGGCAGAGACAGGGCTCGAGATCCCGTACCGCGTCACGATCGATGCGTCGACGAAGGAAATCCTGTCGATCGTGAGGAATTATGATGAAGATACAAAAGACTTGCCTGAAGCTCGCCAGAACTTTGTCAAGTATACCTTCGTGCCGGGCATGGGGTTTTATGATCTGGGTCTCCTCCACATCCTAGGCAACACAACCAACGCGCTCACGGCTGCTTGGCGCGAAATGCTTGACGCGGGCATGTATGCCAATTTCCCCGGCTTCTTGTATGCCGACACGGGAGCACGGCAGAACACCAACATCTTCCGTGTGCCTCCGGGCGGCGGCGCATTGGTCAAGACGGGTGGCATGCCAATCAATCAAGCCGTGATGCCGCTTCCCTATAAAGACGTCGGCGGCGGGCTTATGAGCCTCGTCGACAACATCGCCCAGACTGGCATGCGGATCGGCGGCACAGCCGAGCAGGCGGTCGGCGAAGGCAAGCAGGACGCGCCGGTTGGCACCACGATCGCGCTGATTGATCAGGCCACCAAGGTGCTCAACTCGGTGCACAAGCGCATGCATGCCTCGCAAGCAGAAGAGTTCCAGATGCTGGTGCAGTGCTTCCGCGAAAACCCTGATTCGTTCTGGCAGCAGAACAAGCGTCCGGCCCGCAAGTGGGACGAGGAGACGTTCCTGCGCGCGCTCGACCAAGTCGACCTCGTGCCGCAAGCGGACCCGAATACCGCCAGCCAGACGCAGCGCCTCATGAAAGTGGTGGCGCTCAAGCAGATCCAAGCCCAGAACCCGTCGATGTATGACCCGATCGCGATCGACAAGGCGGCATTGCAAGCAGTTGGATGGTCAAACCCTGATCAGTTTATGGTGCCGCCTTCCGCGCTTGGCCAACAAAACAACCCAGAGGCGCAGGCCAAGATGGCCGAGCTCCAGATCAAGAAGCAGGACAGCGACACGAAGGCCATGCTTGCCAAGGGCAAGATCAGCCTCGACCAAGCGCGCGTCCAGCTGGATATGGCGAAGATGCAGCAGGACAGCCAGCAGGGCGGCCTCGTGGCACCGGCAGAGAAGTCCGACCACGAGAAGAAAGTCGACGCGATTGACTTGATCATTAAAGAGAAGCTCGCCGACGCCAAGGTGCAAGACACCAAGATCAAGGCGGCGCAACTTGCTGCGACGATGAAGAAGGACGAGGCGGACAACGCTATGGAGCAGCAGGAGATGCGGGCCAAAGAGAACATTCAAATGATTGATCTCGCCCAAAACATCGCTGTGCACCCTGAGAGCGAGCAAGTTGTCCGCAATCTTCTCGGCAACGTCATTCCTGCGATCACGCGGGGGACGGCACAATGAGAGACCTTCTCGGCATTGCCCGTTCAATCAAGCCCGCCGTCCGCGTGAAGTTGGCCGACGGCGGCTCCAAAAATCAGAAGTTTCAAATCCAGCCGCAAGGCGGAAGCGTGTCTGGGCCCGTGCGCCCTTTTTCCACGATTGACCCGAATAAAATCAACATCATGAGTTTGGCGACAGCGTTTGACGACGCTATTGCCCACCACAAATCGCTTGATCGCGCGGACCGCATTGCCAATAGCCAAGCGGCGAAGGCGATCATGAAGAAGATGAAAATCTCCAGCCTGCTTGGCAAGAACGAAAAACTTTTGAAAAGCGAGAAGGGATACAAAGGCGAAGAGCCTCTTAAGCTCCCCGATGGCCGTGGCGTCGAGACGACAGGGTTACCTCTTGCACCGGCATTTGAGATGGGCGGCTTCAACACATGCCCTAATCACGCATCGTGCAAAGACGAATGTCTTGGCAAAACATCAGGCAATTACTTCAAAGTTGGTGGCGGCCAAGACTTGTCTGCATTTGAGGGGCCTCGTCTCAATAGCTTAAACAAGACGCTTTTTATGATGAACCATACAGGCGCGTTTGCGACACGCTTGTATGACGAGATCGCGGCGGCAAGGCACGAAGCGGAAGGAAACGGAAACCATCTCGGCGTTCGTTTGAATGTCTTGTCAGACATCAACCCCCGCATTCATCAGTCAATCATCAAGTCATTCCCTGACGTCTCGTTTTATGACTACACGAAAATGAAATATGAGCCGGTGGCGAGCAATCACCACTACACATATTCGTCAACCGGTGTGTCGCAGCCTGACGTTGTTAACCCGCACACGAACTGGCACCAGATGCGCCGCCGGTTGGACAAGGGCGACAACGTGGCAATGGCGTTTACGGATAAGGAACACCTTCCCGAGACGGTGCACGATCAGGAAACAGGCAAAGCATATCGCGTTGTGAACGGCGATACGCATGACTTTAGGCCTCTTGATATGCAACCAGAGGGGTCCAATGGTGTGATTGTCGGGCTGAAAAACAAAAAAGGATTTGGCAAGGTCGGTGAAGCGCACAAAGAATCCAAAGGATTTTTTGTGAAGTATGATCCGGGTCGTGTCAAAACTCCAAAAGGAACATATGAACGTGAAGAATCGACTGAGCTCGGGCCATCGGGCAAACCAAAGCTCGGCGCGACGAAAGTGACAAACACGCAAGTTGTCATCCCGCCGCAACAAAACAAAATGACGCCCGATTTGAATAACAACAACCAAATGGAGAATCCAAATGAAACCAACTCTTAATAAAGAAAATTTTTACGCCCAATTCCCGCGCAATGAAGAGCATGTCATGGCCGCTGAGGGCTACGAACGCCCAGACTGGCATACGCTTATGGAAGGTCTTCCTGAGCAACATACTGGGCAACCGTTTCATTTCAAACGCGGCGGCGCAGTGCATCGCCCGCATCATATCCCCGGCCTTCACATTGACACGGCTGAAGTCGGCGAGCCTACGTTCACGGGGGCGTTGCATGGCTAGTATTGGTTGGTCTCCTAAAAGAATTGAACATGAAATTTCACATTCTCATTACGATGATGGGAGATCAAAAGGCTATGTTGGTCATGTAAATCCAATGGATTTTTTGCATGCCACGACGAGAAATGACGCTCATTTAAAAACAATTTTTGATGAAGCAGGCAATTTAAATTTTAAAAAATTGACCAAAGAAACACAATCTCCGTTTTTAGAATTTGAAAACGGAAAAATTTTTGGGCATGAAGGCCGCCATAGAATGGCTGCTCTTGCTAAAAACGGATATACCAAAGTTCCAGTAATGGTTAAACCTTATTGGTCTTCAGGAAAAAATCTCGCCCCAGTTGATCAGGTAAATTTTGAACCTCAATTTGAGGGAAGAAATCCTGTAACTATCAACAATCTCATTCCTTTAAATAAAAATTATAAAAATCAAATTGATGACATGATGGCCGAACATCCTGAGCATTTTCAAGACGGCGGCGGCATCACCGCCTACCACGGCTCACCGCACGACTTTGAACAGTTTGACACGTCCAAGATCGGCACGGGCGAAGGCGCACAGGCATATGGACATGGGCTGTATTTTGCTGAGTCAGAGCCAGTAGCAAAAAGTTATTCCGAAGGTCTTTCTTCAAAACCAATTATATCTAACGCATTACAAAGTGGACAATTTTCCGATGATCCTTCTTTTAGAGCGGCTTCTGCGGTTCGTCTTAATGGCGGAGAAGATCAAGCGTTAAAAATTATGCGTGGAAATCCTGATACACCACGCAATAAAGAAAACATTTCTGCAATTTTAGACGGTTCTTATAAAAAACATATTTTTCCTAAAGGCCACATGTACGAGGTTGCCATTGACGCGCATCCTGATCACTTTTTGGATTGGGATAAGCCGTTGAGTGAGCAATCAGAGCATGTAAAAAATGCATTTAATGAACGCGCTGGATTGTTTGAACATGGTATGCCTTACACGGGCAAAGATTTATATCGTATATTTGAAGACATGCATGGCAATGATTCTGAAAAAGCATCTCAACATTTATCTGATCACGGCATCCACGGCATCAAGTACCTCGACGCGGGCAGCCGTGGCTCAAATGAGCAACAAACGCGCAACTACGTCGTCTTCGACCACAACCGCGTGAAGGTTAATCGGAAGTACGAGCAGGGTGGCCGCATTGCCTACAAAAAAGGCGGCAAGGTCGAAGGTGCCATTTGGCACGAACATGATACGTATGAGAGTGGCGGCAACGTAGCTCCAATTGCAAAATCAAAACTTCAAATTCATGATCCTGCAATTGTCGAGCATGTGCTCGCCAAGGTCGGCGCTGTGCCACCGGCGCTTGACCCATC